CAACAGTAGATGTAACTTTAAGAGGTACAGGCGAATTAGTTAAGACTACTGCAGCTTAATACTTGCAATTAAGAATTTTTGATTACATTTGGGGTAGGGATTTAATCCTTACCCTTTTTGTTTAACAAAAACATACAAACAATGCGTACTATCACATACGAAAACAAAAAAATTAATCTTGACTTTTCATTAGGTTGCATCAATGATGTATATGTTAAGGAGTTAGGTGGTAACTTTGATGACTTAATTAACATTAGCGAACACGAAAGTAATCCTTCTAAAATGATGGATATTACTCGTGATATGTTACTTAGCGGTCATATTTATTGGTTATTTTGTAATGGAGATGAAGATAAGGCAGAGGAGTTATTAAGCAAGCTAAAATCTTCTAAAATGATTGCTACCAAATGGTTGATGTCTGCTACAATACCTACAATTGTTGATTGGTTAAGTAAAGACTTAATGCCTAGTGATATGGATCAACCAATATCAAATCAGACAATAAAAAAAAAGAAGTAATTAAGTGGGGCAGTGTCCTCGCTAGAATTTATAGAACTGGATTGAAGCCATACGAATGGAAAAGAATGACACTAGGTGAATTTCTTGACTATGAATATGGCTTTGAACTTAGAAAGGCGGAGGAGTGGGATGGAATAAGAAACCTTATGTGGGCTTCATTAGCTTCAATGGGTGGAGATAAAGTGCCTAAGCCAAAAGACTTAATACCATTGTGGACTGACAAGATAGCTAAACGTATAGAAAAAACAAAAGAAAAAGAGTATCTTTCGGATGAAGAAGTTTTAAAATGGGTTAATACGATTAAGTAATGGCAGAAACTAATGAGTTTTTTATCAGGGTTGGTGCTGATGTTGAGGATGCAAAGAATAAGCTGAATCAATTAGGTAACCAACTATCGCAATTAGCGAACTCAACACAAAGGAGTGGCAGTATGATTGGCGGAAGCATGAACGATGCTTCTAAGCAAATTTCTTCTGCATTTGGTGCAATGGGAATGGCCTTAACTACTGCTGGTATTACTGCAGGGTTAATTGCTTTTGGTAAAAATGCTTTATCTACTGCTGCAGAATTAGAACAAACTTCAGTTGCTTTTGAGGTCTTTACAGGATCAGCAGAAACTGCAAGTAAAATGCTTGCTCAATTAAAAGCACAAGCATTAAAGTCCCCAATGCAATTCTTAGATATAACTAAGGGGGCTCAAATACTTCTTCAATATGGTTTAACGGCAGAGCAAGTAATTCCTATCACTCAAATGCTAGGGGATGTTTCTGCAGGCAATGCCGATAAATTTAATCGTTTAGCATTAGCATTTGGTCAAGTAAATGCTTCGGGTCGTTTAATGGGTCAAGAGGCTCGTCAAATGATTAATGCAGGGTTCAACCCATTACAAGCAATTTCCGATAAGACAGGTGCATCAATGGCAGTTCTTACGCAAAGAATGCACGATGGGCAGATTTCTGTTAAGGAAGTTGGTGATGCTTTTATTGCTGCAACAAGTGAGGGAGGTAGATTCTTTGGGATGGCAGATAAGCAATCTCAAACACTTCAAGGTGCTTTCAATAAGTTATCTGAAAGTGTAACTTTTGCAATGGGTGATATTGGTAATGCTATTTCAAAAGCATTTAATTTAAATGATGCTGCAAATAATGTTGTCAATTTAATGGCTGACATTAAAAGTGCATTTACTGAAAATAAAGATGTTGCAATAGCATTAGGTTTTATTGTTGATAAACTATCAACTGCTTTTCAGCTACTTGGTAATGTAATTATATTTGCTGTAAATGCTTTCCAAATGCTTACTTCGGCATTTAATACGGTAATGAAAGCAGGAGAGCCTGTTCGTAATTTTATATCAAATTTAGCAGTAGGCTCTTTTGAATATATTAAAAGCATTAAAGGAATTGGCACTTCTATTGACTGGTTAGTTGGTAAGTTCACCAAAATTGATAATGTAAAAAAGGTTGAGTTACCTAAAGTTGAAGCACCTAAACTTGAAGGATTGAGTGCTACTCCAAGTAAAAAGGAAAGTAAGCCGAAAACTCAAAAACAAGAAATTGAGATTATTACTGGAACAGACTTTATAACTAGAGATGAGGGTAGTAAAATCAAAAGATTAATTGAATTAAATAAGGATGCAGCTTTAAAAATATCAGAGATTTGGCTTACAGGAACTGAAAAGAAATTAGCTAAACTTAAATCTGATTACGAATTAGAAATTCAAGATTATGTTAAATACCAAGTTGACTATACTAATATTACCAAGAAGTATGAGGAAACAAGAAAGCAGATAATTCAGCAGGCACAAAACGAAAGAGAAACTGCCGCAGTTAAAGCACAACTTGAAGAATTAGCAGGTTTACAAATGAGTTATCCTAGATCACTAGATGACTTTGCTAATGATTTATTAAATAATGATTTAATTAATAATTTAAAGAATTACGGTGAAGCATTTTATGCAGCAACAAAAGATTTTAATGTAAACTTAGCTTCAGGTTTTGCAGATATAGCAGGTAATGCTTTAGTTACTGGAATGTCTTTACAAGATACTTTTAAGTCATTAGGATCAATGGTATTATCTTCTCTTGGTGATTACTTAATTAAGATAGGTACGGCGGCCATTGCAGCAGGAACAGTAGGAACGATACTTAAAACATTCTTTACAGGTGGTGCAGCAACGGTTCCTGAATTAGGTATTGCAGGTGGTATGGCGGCGGTTGCAGTAGGTAGTGCAATGAAGGCTTTATCAGGCAAGGTATCTGATTCAATGAGTAAGAACAATATGCCTGGCAAATCGGGCTCTACTGCATCTTCTGTATCATCAAGAGCATCAGGTGCTTCTTACCAATACGGTGGAGCATCCTACGCAACACAATCAATTAGATTAATGGTTGACCTCACAGGATCAATTACTGCAACACAAACAGGATATAGCATCAACAAGTCATTAGAAACAACCCTTAGAGTTACAGGACGATGAAAACAGGTTACGGAACTATTTACCAATTTGAATTTGATGGCACTTGTAAGCCTTTTGCTAATGAAGCATTATATGTTGTTAAGGGCAAAGTTTTAATCCTAAAGAAAGCATACAATGGTTCTGTTAACATTATACCTTACGGACAAGTAAGCCCAGTAGAGATAGATTATCCTACTGCTGATGATGATATATTTTATCCATTAAAAGGTTCTTCATTAAGTTTTAAAGTTCTTGGTGGAATCATTAACATGGACTCCATTATTAGTGAAGATGAAACTGAATATTTCTTAGAATATTATCGTGGGGCTAATTTGTTTTGGAGTGGTTTTGTTTCTCCTGAATTATGCGAAGAAGATATATTCTTGCGTTATCCTGCTATTGAGTTTAAGACTATTGATGGTTTAGGGACATTAAAAAACAAGAACTTAATAGATTCTAAATATCCTGATGGGATATTAAATTTATTAACTGTTGTTCAGAAATCTTTAAATTCAATTGGATATGAATATGGATTAAATGTTTTATGTAAGTTGTTTAATTTAAATCATACAAAAACAAGTTATTCAACTCCATTAGAACAAACCTTTATTTATACTGCAGGCTTACAAGACAAAAACTTTGATTTTAAAGAAAACTCTGATTTAGTGCTTGATACTTGTAATCTATTAAACTCAGTAGTTTATCAGAATTATGGTGCTTGGTATTTTGTAAAAGTAAAGGATTTAGCTTTTGGTGTTAATCAAGCAAGCAAGTTTAATGTAAGCGGAGTTCTTAATACTTCATCTAAACAAACCATTCCAACACTTAGACATGGTACTGATTTTCTTATTGTTGCAGAGCCGAGAAGAAAAATTCGTAGATTCTACAAAGAAGTAGAAGTTGAATATCAACGTGGAGATAGTAAGTTGATTAATGGTAATTTTAATATTTGGACTGGTACTAAAAATGAAATTGCTTACACTCCTACTTTAGATTTAAATACAGGTTCATTAGCTGAAACAGATTTTAAGTTTTTTTTAAAGAGTTTTCTTGGTGGCCCTAAAACTTATTGTCTTTATGATTCAGTAGCTAATAGATACTTATTAGGTCTTACTGCAACATCTGCAAATGATGGGGCTCTTATTTGCGGCCCTGCAGTTGCTATAAATTGGGGAAATGGATTTGATTTAAATATCAAATGTCCTACGGGTAATCCATCATTTGCAATATCAGTAGGATTAAAGGAAGCACCGGGACAACCTTCTTTTTACTTTAATTTTACAACAGGTAATTGGCAAACAACACCTTATGTATTTAAGAAATCAGTAAATTATCCAGCAGAAGATTTAGAAATATTTAGCTTTAATTTTCCATTCCCTGATGTTATTGATGCTTATGATTTATATAAGTATAAAGAATATACAGTAGGAATAGTATTGTACACTCAAGCTAGAACTGGATTTACAGGTTTTCAAACAATTTACGAGCAAGTGTTATTAGGAGGTGTTGGTGGTTATGCTGACCAAGCTACAGGAACATGGCCAGTATTTTATGAAAAGAAAAGTCAATCATATATTGACAACTTTAAATTAACAAACCCTAAAAATACTTCATTAAAGCCACCAAAAAAGATTGTTTATAATGGGGATTCACTTGCTTCAAATTCTTTATTTATAACAGATTATAATTATTCTAACTTACATACATTTGATGGAACTAACTACGTTACAACGTATGATGCTTCTTGGTATGAAAGAGATGAATATGATCCTGCTAGTCCACCTGCTGAAGGAGGTATTTATGGCATAAATGAATTAGCTGCTCGTAATATTCTTAATCAATATTCTGATTATAGAAATATATTTACTGCAACTCTTATTGGTAAAGATTTACAATACGGAGCAATTTATGAGTTTCCAATTCAAGGAGTTTTAGCTGACAAGAAATTCTTTCCATTATCAATGAAGATAAACGAAAGAGATTGTACTGCAGAGGTTGTATTAATGGAACTCACCTCTAACGAGATTAGTGCTTCAATGATTACTTCAAGGTACGATGTTAATGGCAACTTGATTTCAGGAACTGCTACTGAAAGTAAAAAAAAAAACCGTAACGGTGTAGGAACTGACTTGGGAGAAGCAGGAGATTTCGGAACATTGTTTGACAGATTCGTTGCCTTCTTTATGGATGATTTTAAACCTTAACAGATATGCCAAGAACTATAGGATACTTTAAATACATAACCCGATCTTCCATTGAAATATATGGAAGTGGGTCTTTTTCAGGAACATCAGATACAGGGTATGTATATGGTTGGGGTGAAACACTTACAGAGTTTGAGTTAAGAGGCCATTTAAAGACCTTTGCAGGCTCTACAGTGAACGCAAGAGCAGGAATGATGCTACGCATCCAAGCTAACGCAAACGTGGCTTATATCGGCATTATGGTGCATGGTGATAACACGATTAAAGTATATGAACGTGATACTACTAATAGTATTACAGATACGGTAGCAACTGCTACAATTGGAGTTAAGCAAGGTGTGTGGTTACAAATTACTAGAGTAGGAACTACACTAACCTTTAAATACTCTTTAAATGCTGAAGGTACTGCACCGGGAAGTATTGTTTGGACTACTCTACATACTGCTACAGGTATCGTAGATGCTTGGCCTACATTAGAGAAACATTTGTGTTGTAGTAGTGGAAC